TTTTTTAGCCATCACGCGCCTCCTGAAACCTTCCGAACCTTGCAGACCAGGTACTGGTTCCGCATCTCTATGTTCTCCGGGCTGCCCATCACCTCGTAGTCGGTGCCGGCGAGGCTGCTTCCGTCCGTCGGGAAAATCCGCAAGCGGACGGCCGCTGTCAGGGCCGGGTCGAACCAGGTCTCGACGGTCGCCGTGTCAATCAGCGAATAAACGCCGTCGACGGTGCTCTCCGTTCCTCCGAAACTCCGGAAAGAACAGAACCGCGTTGTGGGCTCCTCCGTGTATGTCTTGGCTCGGACTCCCTTGGTGACCGTTATGGTCGGGATTAAAATGCGAAACGGTACCGCATACGGTGTATGAGGTTTGTACATGCTCCGCCTCCTCCTAACTCTGCAGCGCCGCCTGGATGGCTCGCTTCATGAAATAGTCGGACAGGGTGCCGTCTCCTGCTCCGTATGCCCAAAGATCGGCGACACCGCGTGCAATAAGTCCGGGGGTCATGTTCCGCTCCGCTACTCCTGCGCCGGCCAGGAATGCCTGAACCTCTGCTATATACTGCAGGATTGCTGCGTCCTGGTATGTCCCGCCGATATTCAGCGCGGCCTTTACCGCGTCGAGTGTCGGGTTGCTGGGTGTCGGCTCCGGGGTTGGTTCCGGTGTCGGTGTCGGCTCCGGGTCGCTTGTCGGTGTCGTTCCGCCGTTGATGATCTCGTCGCTCATGGTGTCGCCTCCTCGTTGCTGCTACTTAAAATCCGACCTTTGCGATCGTCACGTCGCCGCTCGAAAGAGTAGCGGTGTAAAGCGTCGCGCCGTCGGCTGCTACGGTCGCGCCGAGCGTGGTCACTGCGGTGCCCTGGACTTTGAAGCCTTCGTAGTCGAAAGCGGGCACAAAATAGACCGTCATGCTGGAAACGCCGGACGCAAAATCAAAGGACTTTACGGGCTCCGCCGCGATCTTGTTGCCGCTGCCGGTCGAAACTACAAAGACGCCGGGCTCGGCTGCCTGTACGTCGCCGACCGTTGTGCCGGCGAGTTTCATAATGTTGCCGTAAAGGGTCAAGAGGTCGACCTTCGTTACGGGAACAATTCTTTTTTCGTTGATCATCGTTTTTTCCTCCTGCTAAAAATGGTATTTTAGGACGGCAGATCTGCTGCGGCCCACTTGCCTTCCGCGTTTACGGTGAGGACCTGGCCCGCGTTCGTCGCCGTTACTGCCGGGAGCTCCGTCGGTACGTCGGCGGCTTTCCACTTGCTGTTGACAACGGTCAGGACCTTGCCGTTTCCGCTGGCTGCGGGCAGGGTCGCTCCTGTGACCGCTGCGGCTGCCTGTGCAATCATCGAGAGGACGTCTGCGTTCGTCGCGTCCGCCGGGATGGCTGCTGATCCGCCGAGGGCGGTGTAAATGTCTTTCAATGCCTCGAGGTTAGTCATGGCGGGTTCCTCCTCTCGTCATCAGGTCGTCTTCTTGATCAAGTAGAAACCGGCCGGATTCAGCGTCTTGCCGTCTACTACGGTCAGGGCCTTGTCGATCCACTCGTTCGTCTCCTGGTCGAAATACCGGATCATCGTAAAACCAAAGTTTTCGTTGATCATGTACTGGTCCGGCTGCCAATAGATGCCGATGATGTCGTTCGCGTTCGCGGTGTCGTAGTCCGGCAGGATGTCGGGCTCAACCAGCGAAATCTCGCGACCAAAGAAACGCCCGCGCGGGTATTCGATGTCACCGTCGTCAACAACGAGGCCCGTTGCCTGGTAGAAAACAGGGTTGTTGTTATCGTCGCTCATGGTCTCGAGGTAGGTCTCAACCGTGGACGCCGCAAAAATGAATTCGCCGCTGCGGTAGCCGAGAGGCAACTTTGCGAAAAAGTCTTTGCGCCAGTCCTTCCAATTGCTCATGTTGGCTGCGGTCATGCCGATAACGTGTCCGGCCTGGCCTGTCACTCTGGTATCGTTCAAAATACCGAGCGGCGCGCCGTTGCCGCTGCCCTTTACGATGGCGGTGTCCATCGCCTCGAGGTACGCGATGGCGATGATCTTGGTCAGCTCCGCCTCAAACGCGGAAAGCGTCAAAAGGGATGCCAGCCATGTCGTAGCGATGCGGAGCTCGCACTGGTTGTATTCAAAAGTGATGGACCCCAGCTGGCCGACCTTCTGTCTCGGGCTGACCGTGTCCTCGGTGATCCAACGGAAAGACGCCGCAAGGCTGCCCACCGGGATCTTTACGCCGCCAGGTACGCTGGTTTTTCTTACCTTGTTGTAGAGGTTGCCGTAGCGCTTGCGGACGGTGTTGATGACCTCGTTCATGATCGTCATCGGGATAGCTGCTCCCGTGTCGGCGGTGCTGTTCGCGGTGCCGGCGCGGAATTCTGCGGGGATCTCTACTCCGCGGGTAACGTATGCGCGGAAAGCCTCGCGGTACTCAGCGGACTCGAGCGGGTTGCCGTCTCTCTTGGCGGCTGCTGTGTTAAAAGACTGCGCGCCTGCGTTCACGAGGGTCGCGTTCGCCGGGATTTCCTGCTCCTGTGCGGATGCAAGGCTTGCGCGGATTTCCTGCTCCTCTGCCTTCAAGGTCGAAAGCTGGCGAGTCAGGTCGCGGACTTCTGCAGCGTCCGTGGACGCCTCTGCGCGTGCGGTGATGTCGGAGATCTGTGCGGCAATTGCTGCAAGTCTCTTTTCGAGAACCTTTCTCATTTGGTTTTTCCTCCTGCTTTGATGTAGTCAAATTTTGCTTTTGCAAGCTCTAACGCCTGCGCCGCTGCCGTGTCTGCGGCTGCGGATGTTTCCTTTGCCCTCTGCTCGCGCGCGCTCTCCAGCGTTTGCCGGGCGCTCTCCAGCGCCTCGTTGCTTCTGGCGTATATCTCAGTTGTTGGGTACGCGGGGAAAGTAACCGCCGAAACCTCAACAACACGCGAGATCGCTGTAACGTGCCGGGTCGGGTGCTCGCTCTCGAGATCCTCCCAGGCCTCTCCGTCTACAAAAAACATAAAACTCATGCCGGAAATGTCGCCGCGCTTTACTGCGCTGTCAAGCGCTGCGGCATCCGCGTTGTTTTTAATGTCAATGCGGGCCGTAATATCAAGCCCGTTTTCGTTCCGCTGCAGCTGCATCGTGCTGTTTATGTTGTTGTTCCTGCTGCGGGCGAGCGGGATCTTGCTCAGGTCGTGGTTTACCAAAAAACGGACGTCCGTCAAGTCGGTATTGTCAAGCGCGCCGGCGTCGATGATCTCGTCAAACCATCCGAGGTCCGTCCTGGTGCCGTAAACGATCGGGCGGCCGGTGATGATGCTCTCGCTCTCCCGGTCGGCGTTGTCGGTCGCTCTTACTTCGCAGAGGTAGCTCCTCCGTTCTGCTGTCTTGTCCTTGTCCATGTTGTGCCTCCTGTTAGTCAATAGTTTTTTGCTCGTCGACGATGTCGATGTTCTCCGTGGCTCCTGTCTGGTACTGTGCCGCGTTGTTGGCGTCGATCCAGTTCAGGCTCATGTAGCGCTTGCCCTCCAATTCCGGCAACGGCCGCAAGCCGAGGGCCACTCGCTTCTCGTTCTCAAACATGGCGCCCGTCGGTGCCAGGGCGTTTATTGCTTCAAGCGTCTGCGAAATACTCAGGAAAATGAGGTCTTTCGGGTAAAACTCTATTTTGTTTCCGAATGCCTTTTCGCGCTCCGTAAACAGCTTTTTGCTGAATGCCTGGCTGTACGATAAAATCAACGGTTCGAGGGTCTTCTGATAAAATGCTTCATACTGGTCTTTTGTAAAATCTCCGGTTAAGATCGGGAGGGGCACTCCCCAATTCCGGAGGATTTTCTCGTCTATGAATTTCAGCGTGTTCTCGTCTACCAGCTCGCCCTTGTGTTCGATGGGCGTGTATTCGGTTTTTAGATCAATCGGCAAAATGCCGCTTTCGTTGTTTTCGAGCCGTTTCTGGAATGCTTCAAGGTTCCGGGCCATCTGCCCGTCGTCGGTTACGGTGTTATATTTCACAATGCCGTTCACCGCATAGCTGGCTTTCATGCCCTTGGCTACGCCCTGGAGGAGGTCGTGGTTCAGTTCAAGGGTTTTTAAAATCGCCGTGTGGTCCGGCTGCCCGTCGCGTCCGCCTCCCATAAATTCCGAAACGGAAAAATTATATTTGAGGTGTATCACGTCCCGGTAGTCGATCGTTGTCTGGTAGCCGCTCGAAAATGTAAACGTTACATAAAGGCGGCCCGCTGCGTCTTCGATAAAATCAACGGTCAACGGCTGGATCGGATAAAGCGCGGTATATTGCCGGCGCTCCTCTCCGGTCTTCTCGTCGGTCCATGTGTAGTACGTCGGAATTATAAATGCGTTATAGTTCAGCAATAATAGCCAGCTGACCTTCTCTATGAATTCCGATGTGGTCATTGTCGGGTTCGGGTTATCAAGTATTTTCTGCAGGGTCCTGTCTTTCGCCGGCGCCGGGTCTGCTCCCTTCTTCACGATGTGTGTCGGCCGTAGCTTCTTCAATTCGTCAACAATGCACTTCACCGCCTGCTGGACGACGTCGCTCGCATAGATGTCCGTCCCGAATTGCGTATAAAAGGCCGACCAGCCGTTTAGGGTCATCACCTGCTTTTTGTCTTTCGGTCCGCGTCGGAAAATGTCAAGAATTCCCATTTTGTTCTGTTCCTCCCTTAGCTCCGCGGCCGGCAAGGTTCCGCAGGTCGCTCTTGTATCTCCTGTAAAGCTCAAACAACGAGACAAGCGTCACGGCGCCGTCGATCTTCTTGTCGTTGCTGGGTTTTATCACTAACGCCTGCCGGCGGTCGTTAAGCTTGAGGCAAGCGTTGCCAAAGCACCACCGGTCCACCGGGTTTTCGTTGTAGTTTATATTGCGGCTCTTCAGCTCCGCCTCGACCAGGTTTATTGCGTTGTTCAAGGTCTCCGCGTTCTGCTGGATCATCTCTATATCGCCGTATTTTGCGGACCAGCCGTATGTCTCCATGGCTGCAATCCACTCTTTCGCAAACCTCTGGTCGTAGCCGCATTTGTATAGCTTGATGCCCTGCTGCTTCTGCAAGGTATAAAACCACTCGGCAACCTGGGCGAGGTCCGTTTCGTTTCCCTCACAAACGGTTACGAGCCCGGCCTTGGCCCACTCGCGGTATTTCGCGCCGGCGTTGTGGTCGTCGTTCTCCGGGTCGAGCTTGCTCTCCGGGATGAAATACTGCGTCAATATATATTTTATGCGAAGATCTGCGGAAAGCACTAGGGCCTTCGCGCAGGTCAGGTCGGTGGTCTCTGCGAGGTCAACGTGTCCGATGCAAAAACTGCCGCGCAGCTCCTCCGGGTCGAATGTCGCCTTGTAGTCGAAATCTTCAAGCGCCAGCCAGGTCTGGGCGCCGTTTTGTTTTATGTTAAAATCCTTAGTTAAAACAAAAATCCGGTCCGCCTTGCTGGTCTTCGCCAGCTCGACCTGCTCCTCCAAATAGTCCCGCCGTTTTATAATGCCGAGTGTCGGGTTGCTCTTCTGCCATGTTGCGGGGTCCGTGAAGATCTCTTGCTCGCTGTCCTGCGTGTATAACCACGGCAAGGTTCGGAAGGCTGCGGGGCTGTCGTCTTCTCCTGCTATGATTGCCCGGTCCTTCTTCAGCTCCTCGTCCAAAAAACCGCCGTTTTTGAACCCCTCGGTCGAAATAATTATCAGTTTCGGGTTCTCCTTGATGGACTGGCTCTGTTCGATGCTCTTTATAATTTCGTTCGTGAGCATCTCGTGGACCTCGTCGGCGATGGCCCAGTCAATGTTCCGGCCCTCTTTGTTCCGGGTGCGGTCCGAAAGTTTAAATATTTTCGAATTGCTGCTTCTGTTTAGGATGAACCGCTGGTTCCGCTTCGTGTCCAGGTCTTCCGGGTCGTAAAGGTTCCGCATCGTGTCGATCGCGTCGTAAACGATGGACGCCTGGTTGTCGTCGTTGCTACTGCAAACAAGATCGGCGCCGGGCGGGCCCACTATAAATTCCGCGTTCCCGAGGCCGCTGCATAGCTCGCTTTTCGTGTTCTTCCGGGCGATCAACAATAGCGCCCGTTTGAACCTGTCTATGTTTTTTCCGCTCCTCCACTCGCGCGCAAGTTTGAAACTATAAAGGGCTTCTATAAAAGCCTTCTGCCAAAGCATCAGGAGCATGGGCTTCCCGTAAAACGGGCTTTTCGTTAGCCGGATGCAATTCTCCATAAAATCCATGCGGAGCCTTGCGTCGTCGGTGTTGTATATGCACTCATCGTTGTGGGCTATGTCGTCGGCAAGGTTCCGCAGCTCCTGGTAAAGCTCCGCGCCGACGATGATCTTCCCGGCTTCAATTTCGGCTTTGTATAATAACAGGCTGCTGTTGTCTGGCGTCCACTCCATGTGCTTTCTTTCTCTGTTCGGCTGCGGCCGCGCTTCCCGATTTCATAGCCGCATTTGATTTTCTTTCGCCGAAGCGGCCGGCGCGGGTTGTCCGCCGGCTGCGCAGATTAACCGAAACAATTATTTTTCTGTTCTGGCCTTCAACCATGCCCGGAGGGGGCTCTCCGCCTCCTCTTCCTTCAAGTCTCCGCAAAGTTTTAAAAACAATTTGAGCGTGTTGTTGTATTGCTGCAGGAGCTCTTTGTACTGCCGCGCCGCCGGGGTGCTCTTCTGGCGCTCCGGGTTTTTCGGATCAATCCGCAAAAACGGAAGCCGCCGCAATTCCTGGAGGCGCTGCTCCAGGAAGTCGATATCTTCTGCAAGCTCGCGGGCCTTCTCTTCCTCTCCGTTCGCTGCTGCAATTTTCAAAAGCTCCGCCGCGCGCTCCGTCATTGCCTCGCTCCTTTATGGTGTTGTTGTTTTCAAATAGCGAACCGTTAAAAATCGAACGACCGATTGATAGCCGTTTCTCGGGGTTTGCAATTGTAAATATTTGTGGCCGCCTTGCGTCGTGGATGTCGCAATAAACGGCGTAAACGTTCCGAGGATTGCGGTCGCTCCCTCCGCTGCTACAATGCCGGCGAGGTCGTCCATTTGCGCGCCTTGTAGCGTTGTCCAGCCCGTATAGGAAATTGAAACATCGGAGCCCAGGTCAAATGTTTTTTCATAAATTGTGCTCCCGTCTAGCCATGTCCCGACGACCTGCTCGGTCGTGCTGTATGTGTGGCCGCTGCTTCCTCCTCCGCTCGGGATGTCGTAGATCGTCGCGCCGACCTGTAATTTGTTCAGCGTGTCTGTTGCTGCTCCTGCCGGGTTTGCGATGACGGTTGTTCCGCCGCCTCCTCCGCCGCCTCCTGCTGCCACCTCGTCCATAATCAGGACCGCCTGCCAGTGCGCCGGTGTAAAGTCTTCCGGGGTTGCGATCGCCGTCACGCACTTGTAAAGCGTTCCGGCGTTGATTGTATAGTCTCCCTCGGCGTATGTGCTCGCGCTGCTGTATTCCGCTGCGGTGTTGTTGCTGGCCGTAAACAAATAGCCGACCGCCTTATCGCTTCCGCTGTACGTTGCCATTGTTTAACTCCTCGTTAGTCTGATGTTTCGGTATGCCGGCGAGCCGTCAATGCCTCGGAAACAAATATAATCAATATAAGGCAAGGACGAGATGTCGATCGTGTATGTGGCCCAGCTCGGGTTCTTTGCGTGTGTGTCCGAAACAAATTGCATCTCTCCGTTTACAATCGCGCCCGCGGCCATCCGGATCACGTTGTAATCGTAAACGCCGCCGCGGCCGTTGTCCGC